GAAGCTTACGGAGCATAGCATGCAAACGAATATGCTATGGGATGTGTTTGATGATGTGAGTTGGTGTTTCAGTCAACTCGGGAGCTGGTTTAGCGGAGCGTGTATAATGTCTAGCGCCGATAAGCCAGATGCCGAGAAGGCTGAAAAAGAAGCCGTTGCCCAAGGCGGTCATTCGACTCGATCATTTGCTCCGATTATTGCGGGTGCTGCGTTGTGTGCGTTGCCCGGGGATATGCGAAATTCCCAAAATGCTCTTACTGCGATTAAGAGTATTTCCCAGGTAACAGGAGGAATCACAACAATTGATGCTGCGGTTCAGTGGCTCTTGGGGATTTTTCCAAGTTGGTTTAAAGACTATGCTCTAACGATTGGTCTTTATCGTCCACTTGGAGAATGTTCTCCGGAGTATGCGCGTGCTGTTAACCTTTTGGTTAACTTGTCAAAGGAAATGCGGAAAGCAGATGCCACGCCGTCTAAGGAGCAGAAGAAAGCCTTTATTGATACATTCGAAATTGTCAATATGGGCATTTTGGAGTTGCCTCCTGAGGAGACGGGTTTGTCTCGGTATGTTCGTAATACTGTAAAGGATTTGCAGGATTACGTGAACAAGTTGAAGACTGAGATACGTGAAATGCCGCGTGCTGTGCCAGGAGTTTGTTGGTGGGATGGAGCTTCTGGCATTGGGAAAACATCAACAATGAAGGATATGGCTTGCTTGTTATATCCTGGCCGTTCCTATGATTCTGTCGTGTTTACTCGAACGAACATGACGGATTTTTGGGAAGGTTACAATGGTCAACCAATTGTTTGGTTTGACGAGCTTGGTCAGGGTACGCCCCAGGATAAGTTGGAAGCAGCTTTGGAACTTATCCGCCTGATCAATGATGCGCCCTTTTTGCCAAACTTCGCTTTTGGTCAAAAGGGCCAGTGTGTTGAGTCAGAGTACATTTTTATCAATTCAAATGTGCCTCTTCACACTGAAATTGTGGGTCTTGCAGATCAGACAGCATTTCGCCGAAGAATGCTGCCTGGATATAAGATGACTATCAACAATCTTTCTGTTGATGGTGTCCAACATGTTTTGGTGGACAATGCAGGTCGTCTTATCCCGGATGCAGTACAAGCGTTGCCACAAGATGTCAAGTGTCGGAAGTCTTGGCAGAGTTTTTATCCATATAAGTTCAATCAGATGGGCCAGTTAGATCTCTCTATGGTCCCAATTGAATTTCCTGAGATGGTTGACCAGGTTCGTCTTTCACGAATTTTGGCCCTGGAGAATCAGAAGAATCAATATCTCGATGTTCAAGAGCTTTTAGCGTTTTATCGCCAACCAACGGCGTATGCTGAGGCTCAGATGGAAGTTGTTCAGGATGACAACGATGATATTGATATGGCATGGGCAGCGCGGGTTAGCCGAAGTGGGAAGCCAGCCTTCACACAGAAGCGAGCCCCAAATTATCATCGTCAACAAAAGGCGATTGATGAGCGTAGGAAGAAAGAGGCAGCTGAGGCAGCTGCACAGGCAAAAGTCCAGCCTGTTGTTCCTACAAAAGTCGTTGTTACGGAGAAGGCAGTCCCAGTCAATAAGGGGAAAGGAATATTGACCTTGGGCCGTAACTTAACACCACCTCCTCCCACTGTACCGAAGGGAGAGTCGCAGGTGGTTAAGCAGCAGTTGTCTTATGCTGGTGCTACAAAAGGTCCTTGGGGCGATCGCTCAGTGTCGAATGGAGAAGCATGCTTGCATTTTTGTAAGCAATTTGACACTATATATTTTCCAACTCCACGTTTGGGAAATACTGCGCGTCGTCAGGAAGAGGCTCGGTTCATGTGCTCAATTTATCCCAAATTGATGAGCATGATTCTCATGAAGACAGATGGAATGTCTCCTCAGCGACACTACGTTGCCAATGTAGTGCAAATTCTTGCTTGTATTAAGCAATTTCGCTCTGAGGATTATGAGGAGTTGAATCGTGGTTTACCAAAAGATTGGAATACGAAGGTTCCGACAAAGAGAATCACTTCTACTTGTGATTCTGTGCGTAGAGCCTTTGTTACCGTTAGTAAGACAACATTTACTGATGGTTCTTCTGAGGAGGATGAGGAAACCACTGCCCCTAGTGATGAGGAGGGGTTTGCTACTGCTGTTGCTGAAGCCGAAGAGGTTGAGACTGTGATCTTTCATGATCGCGTGGAGCCTCAATCTGGGATTGCTGATGTGAAACCTGAGGAGGAGAAGAAGCATGTCACCATTGATGTTGAGGATTTTGATGATTTTGGTGACGATTCTTTGAAGATGGGTTTCAGCGAACCCGATATTGCTTATCGGGAAGTTGTGGAGACTGACGCTGATGGTAAGGAAGTGAAGCGTGTGCGTCAGTATATCAATGGAAAGTCAAGATTGGATTGGTTGCGTGAGTGGGCAGCTCAAGATAAGTTCCACCTTATCTCTCATTCTAAGAGAATCTTGTCTGTTTTGGCGCTTCCCCGTAAAATGGCACAGTTGGCTATTCGCTTTTTCGACAAAGTGAGATCAGCCTTGTTTTATGGGTTGAAGATGGATGTTGTGTATGAGAAGCTTGGTGATTCGGTTTACTGGATCAAGGAAAAGGCTCACGGTTTTCAATGTCGCTTCCCGCACATTGAAAGGGCTGTCTCATACATTGTGAAAATCGCAGGAGTGCTTGCTGCAGCTTTTGGGCTTTATAAGCTGGCAAGTTACTTCATGGGCGAGAAAGTCGAACCGGTCCCTGAAGGAAAGGAAGAAGAGGATACGGTTGTTGCGGATGGTGCGCATCGCAAGTATTCCCGTGGCAAGGGACGCTATGGGGATGCTGATGAGCTTGGTGGAGGAAAACGTGGCAAGTCTCGACGTCATGTTTCTAACTCCACTAAGTATCATCGCAGATTACATGCTTCTGCT